TCAAGCCGGCTCTGCCTGCTCTGCGTTGATGGGGTAATTGGCAATCAACAGCTCGTCAGCCTCGGTGGTGGCCTCTTTGTTGATACTGTAGCGCAGGCTGACCTCTTTAAACTGGAAGCCGGTGAAGATCTCCCTAATGGCCGGCACGTCGTTAATCGACAGCAGGAAGCGCCCTTTGATGTGGCGTAGCTGCTCGGCCAGCCGTTCGAAGTCAGCCTTAGCAAAGATGCCTTTGCCGTACATCGTCTCACAGTCCCAATACGGCGGGTCGATGTAGAAGAAGGTGCCGGGCTTGTCGTAGCGGGCGATGAAGTCGTCGTAGTTGAGCCGCTCCAGCATCACCCCCTGCAGGCGTCGGTGGCTGTGTTGCAGCTCCTCGGCCAACCTGTCGGCGCGGAACTTGGGCGGGCGCGTGCTGGTGGCGGCGCAGCAGAACTCGGCCACCTTGCCGCCGAAACCCATGCGGTGCAGATAGAGGAAGCGCACCGCACGCTGGATGTCGGTCAGGGTGGTGGGGTTGCAGTGCTGCAGCCGGCAATACTCATCGCGGCTGGGCAGCAGGTATTCCGCCTGCCGCAGCAGCTCGGGCAGGTGGTTTTGAACACACCTATATAGATTGATGACATCAGCGTTGATGTCGTTGATGGCCTCCACTTTGGATGGCGGCTTTTTGAACAGCACCCATGCCGCACCGCCGAACACTTCGGCGTAGCAGGTATGGTCTGACGGGATTAACGGAATAATGGTACCGGCCAGGCGGTATTTGCCGCCCAGCCAGCCCCTAAGCGGACTGACGGGATGGGTGTTGCCCATGATGCTTGTTCCTTGAAGTTTGGCGCTCACGGGCACTCCGGGTTGTTAAAGAACCAAATTGGTTGACCGCTTTGCAGCGCGGGCATTTGATTTCCAATTGCCCCTCGCCTTTGGCCAACAGCTTATTGCAGTTTTTGCAACGATATTGCATTTTTGCAGCTCCCACATTACCAGTATGTTAGAATCCGCCCGCCTCTAGAGGTGGCGGCCTTGGGTCATGCAGGCTATCTCTGCGTGGCTGGCGCGGTTTGGTGGGCAAACACCGGCCGCGCCGCCGTCCTACTTATTGCGTATACCCGCCCCTGTGGCGGGTATTTTTATGCCTCCTCCTTATATAGGGCGGGTACGATAACAGCGAGGTCGTTGGGCGACCAGCGCCAGCTTTCAGGCAGCCTCAACGCGGTGGCGCACCACTCGGAGCAAAACCAGCGGCGGCGGTTTTGCGGCAGCCCGAAGGCGATACCCAATGCGCCCATCAGGTCGTAGCCCTGCCCCTCGGTGGACGTCCACACCCTCTGCAGCTGCTCGTGTACCTCAGGGACGGAGGACAGCGGGATCAAGTCCCATTTAGCCGCCGGCAGCGGCATCACTTTGCAGCGCACGCCCTTGTCACGAATGGAAGCGGAGTAGCAGGTATAAACCGATGCCTGCGGATGCTCGCGCACCACAATCTCGGCATGGCTGTACTGGCCGCGGGTCAGTTTGCGCGTGAGCCAGTCGGTCGCCCTAGCGCACCACACGCGCCAGCCGCTGCCGTCGCGGCGGCCTTTGTATAGAGCGAGATAGATTTGTTGCCGGTTCATTTTTCTACCTCCTCAAGTTCGGCGGCAGCCTGTTCGTAGTTGGCTGTCCAGCCGTCTGAATAATCGTATTCCAGCGGGTTTTCGGCTTTGAGCATGGCGGCTTTATGGCGTTCGGCATTGGCAAAATCTGCCTGCTCATCCACTACCATCTGCGTAGTCATTTCATCCAGCAGTTCGCGGGTCATGAGGACAAAATCGTTTTCCATCGTTTTCCACTTCAGATTCGGCGGTAGCGTTTTCATGGTGCGCAGCAGGATGTATTGGGTTCGGCTCTCATCGTTGGTGTAAAACCACTTGCCCACGCTTTTGACAAACACCCCGTGCCGCAGGTTGTCGTAGCGCTTGGCCTTGATGCGCTCCCACATTTCATCCTGCTGCTCGGCTTTGAGCCGGGCGGCGCACTCGGGGTCGATGTGCCATTGCTCGCCGTCCCAAGTGCTGGATGGGCAAGGCGGCTGCTCGGCTAGCACGGGCTTGCCGTCTTTGCCCGGCATAATCACTTGCCCGGCGGACTGGCCGGATAGCAGTGCCGCGTGCTGCTCGGGGCTGATGGCTACCGCATCTTCAGGTAGCCTGCTGTGGATGGTGCTGTCATAAAAACCGCCGCTGGATTGTGAGTAATACAGTGTCATGAGTTATCTCCCGTTATTTGCCGATGGCACGCCATAAAAAGCCCTGGAAATCATTGGCCGCCGCACCTTGAGCCCATGTGTTAAGCATGGCGCTAAAGCCGGTGGACGTTATCTCTCCCGCGCCGATGGTTAAGTCCGTGCCCACCGAGCCCGACCGGCCGCTGCTTTTGGCAGTGATTTGCACGTTGTAGCACGCATTCGGGAAGGCGATTGGGAACGTTACCTTAACCGGCCCCTCGCCTTGCCAGCTCATCAACACCTCGCCCCATTGGTCGATGAGGTCGTTGGGCAGTTTGGTGTAGCCGTTGGTGCTGGCTTGGTGCTGCATGGCAGCGGCCATCTGCTGCTTAACCGTTTCGCCCAAGTCGCTGATTTCGGCGGCGCGGTGGGTGTGCCCTTTATCGGATTTATTTTGCAACTGCGCGGCCAGCGTGGAAGCGTCCAGCGTGCCGGCATTGCTGACTGTGCCGTAGGCTTTGACCCACATCACCACATCATCTAGGCTGTCTTTAGCCTTGATGCACAGCACCATGCCGATGTATTTCGGCGTGTTGTCCTGGTAATAGGGCTTGGGCGTGTATTGGTCGGTGTAGGCGTGGTCGTAAGTGATGGGGACAGCGTGTTTTTGGTGGTATTTGCCGCTGCCGGCCTGTACATGCTCCTGCCCAAACATATCCGTGCCGTTGTTTTTTCCCTCGCCGCCGCCCAGTTGTCCGTAGATGACAAACATCGGGTCGCCGGCTTTGATTTGGTTGGGGTAATACTTATCCACCGGCAGGCGTTTGAGCAGCAGGTCGTCGTTGCCGTAGGCCACAAGCCCCAAAACATGATGATGGTCGCCTACCGTCCACGGGTATTGCTGGCCGATTTGGCCGCTGCTGCCCACGTTGCGCACAAAGTAATCATCTACCGGCTTGACGTTGGCAATGCTGCCGTACTGTGCCACCAGCTTGCGGTAGAGTTCGGGATAGGCGGACTGGGTAACCCTGGCGGCAATCTCGTCGTACTTAATCCAGCCGTCCGGGATGTCGCCAAACGGGAAATAGGCGGTCATGCCGATGTCGGAGCGCGTGAGGTTGGGCAGTTTGTTGCCACCCAATACACGGTGCAGGTCGGGATAGGTGGCCTGGGCAAAGGTGCTGCCGTCGGCTTTCAGGTAGCCCTCGGGGTTGGTAACGGCGCGCGGAAAGCCGATTACTGCGCCAATGGGCAGACCTTTGCCGGCGGACTCAACAGCCTTGTCATAAGCCGCCTTCACCGCCTTCGGCGTGGCCGCCTGCTCTTCGCTGTTGCTGTCAGTGGCAGACGAGAGCTGTACGATGCCGGCCTTAGTAGTGCTGGCCGCACCCGGTTTGTACTCTTCCTGTTTCTTCTTCAAATACTGCGTCCGCGCGGCCAGTTCCTTGGCCTGCCGGTTGGCAATGCCGTTCGGCCCGCCCAATACCGGGTCGGTGGTTTCCAGCTGGTAGATACCTTCCGTCCATTGCGGGTTGTCCAGTTCTTCCGTGATATTCGCCATTTTTAAGCTGCTCCAAAGTTAAAGTTGCCGTCGTAGGCCGCCCGCCCGTTGTAACGCAGGGGGACGGCCTGATAATCCAAGGCTGCCAACAGGCAGCGTGCCGGTGCGAAGGCGGCCAGCGTTTTGCGCAACAGCGCGGCCTGGTCGTTGGTAATCACGCTGTTCATGATGATGCGGTAGTGCGCCCAGTAGCTGCCGGCACCGTAAACATGGCTGCCGTTGTAGTTGATGCTGCCGTCGTAGGTTTGGCCAGTGAGCCCTTCAATAATCCGCACCTCACCAAACCCGAGCCGCCGCACAATCTCGCGGATGGCCCACGGCGTGCCTTTGTAGCGGTGCAGCTCGTACGCACCTTTAATCAGCTTGCGCCGCGCATCGTCGGATTCGGCCAGCCAGTAGCCGTCGGCACCCAGGATGCTGCGGCTTTCAGCCAACAGCGGCAGGTGTTCGGGGGCGACCAAATCGACTAGGCGCGGCATCAGCTGCGGCAGCTCGGCCAAATCCAAACGCAGTCCCAATTCGGCCAGGGCGCGGGCGCGTTGGTCGCGTTCGATGATGGCGGCGTAGGAAAGTTTGGCCATCGTCTAGCCCTCCGCCGTTTGTGCGGCAATGCGGATGGTGGCACGGGTGCAGCGCGCCCACTGGTCGGGCTTGACCACGGTCAGCGGCAGGTTATGCAGCACCACGTTATAAACACCGGCCACTTTCAGCGCACTCATGATGTCCAGCGGCACGATGTCCAAGCCGAGCCGGCTGCGGCGGGCGGCTTCATACACTGCCCATGCCTGTTCGGCCGCCGCTTTGGCGGTGCGGGCATCGGTGCCGGTAAACAGGGTCAGCTCGGCGTCCAGCGTGTAATCGACGGCGGTCGGGGCTTTGACCACTACGGTGTCGCACAGCGGGCGGCGTTTCTCGGCCGATAAGGCAGCCTGAATCTTGCCAATCAGCTCGGCATTTGGCAGGCCGTCTTTGGCCAGCACGGTTACCGCCACCCGCCCGCCTATAGGCTGGCCGCCGCCGTCGGTATCGTTGGCCACGTGCACGTCCACCACCGCCGGGCTGGCCTGCCGCGCCCAATATTGGTAGGCACCCACCGGCCCGGCTACGCTAAAGCTCTCCGGTGCCAGCAACACGCGCTCGCGGTAGGCTTCGTCGTCTTCAATTTCCACCCCACCGGCAGAAACGGTGGTGTTGCTGACGGCCACATCAATCGTCGGATGCAGCCGCTCGGCCAGACTGTTGATTTGGCCGACCGACCAACCGTTGCCCACGCTGCCGCTTTCCATACATTCCGCCGCCACTTCGGCACTGCTTTGGGCAGCAGTCAGCAGGGCGGCCTCGGTGGTAACAAAGCTGGTCTGCCCGGCATTAACCCGCGTGCCTTTGGGTACGGCGATTTGTTCCAAACCACTCAATACCGCAGTAAAGCGTAGGGTGGTCAGGGCGGGCTGCGCCTGCAGGCGCGGGGTAGACACGTCATCACCGCACAAGTCCAGCATCAGGCCGGTGGCAAAGCGCGGGTGCTGCTGGCGGTAGGCTTCGTTCACCTGCTGGCGCAGCAGGTGCTCGCGGTAGGCAAAGGTGTTGATCAGCAGCCGTTCGATATGGGCGGGCTGCAACACTTTGCCCGCCCGCTGCTCGTAGTCGGCGATGGTGGCGGCCAGGGTTTGTGCCAAGTCGTCATCGACAATCTTGACTTCTTCGCGTTTCAGTTTGCTCAAATCCATTTTCAGGTAGCCTCAAGCACAATGTCGGTGCGGTAGATTTCGCCCGCCACTTCATCCGCCACGCGCCAATGTACGGTCATGGTGATATGCGGGGCGTGGCCATCAAACGTGACCTGCTCGACCAGTGCCCGCTTTTCCCATGTTTGGATGGCGAGGATGACCTCGCGCACGGTGTTGGGGATAAATTCGTCTTCCGGGTAGTCGATGTAGTCGAACCAATTGCTGCCGAAATCCGGCCGCAGCACGTCGCTGCCCTTGCGGGTGGCGAGGATGTTTTCGATGCACTGGTTGATGTCGTCGAGGTCTTGCACGATGTCCTGCCCGCTCGCGAGAGGGGCGGGCTGCCAGTGGCGGCTGCGCGGGGTGGTCTGGGTAGTCATGGGCTTATTCTGCCTGCGCGGTGGCGGCGGGTCTTTTAAACGGGTTTAAAAAACAATCCCCGTATCGGGCGGGATACGGGGATTGTGCTGCGGGACTTGTCCGCAGTCTTGTAAAACGTTTTCAAAAATCAGCCGGCCTGCATGCTGCCGGTGGTGCCGCCGGAGTCGCCGGGGTGGACGTGGCCGGAGAGTGGGATACCGTTGAGGATGATTTCGCCGTTGACGCGCACAGTGCCTTCGATGCTGGCGGTATCGCCCCCGCCGCCGTTGGAGGCGGTCAGGCCGGCGGTGTAGGTCAGCATGCCCTTGACTGTGGTGTTGCCGGTAATCTCGGTTTCCGGCGACTGGATTTCCACTTTCGAAGCGGCCTTAACCACCACCTTGCCCGGGGTGTCGACGGTTACCTGTCCGTCGGCTCTGTTGTGGCTGATGACGGTGCCGTTGGCAAATTTCTTCAGCCACATATTGGCATCGGCGGCGGGTGTGCCGTCCTGCTCGTTATAAATCACACCGAGGCATACGCCGCCTTCGCCGCGCGCGTCCAGCAGGCAGACGGCCAAGGCGCCGGGGTCGGGTAAGGCGTAGAACTGGTTACCGCCCGCGCCCAGGCTGACCACCGGCAGCCAGTCGGTTTGGATATCGTCCAAGGTCGGCACGGTTACGCGCACCGCGTGTTTGGCCGCGTCCACCGCCGCTACGGTGCCGAACTGCAGGGTGGCGGTAAAGTCATGGGTTCGCATTTTTGGCTGCCTGTTTTTTGGGTTGGGTTGCGGCGGTTGCCTGTGGTGGCTCATCCGGCACGTATTCGACCATTTTTACCTCCAAATCGCTGGTAAAGCCGCCGCCACGGCGGATTTCGTGCCGCGCCTGTTTCACAAGATACTTGCCCGAAAACTTCCCAAACCCCTTGAGCTGTACTACCTGCCCGGCCACCAGCTTGGCGTTGCCCACCATAGAAAAATTGCCGGCCACTTGGCTTTGCTGCGCATTGGCCAGCGCGGCATCGGCACGGGCATTGACCTGCGCCTGGCTCTCGCCGCGATTGGCCACGATTTTGAGCGTGTCACCGCTGCTGGCGCGCTTGCCGCCCGGGCGCAGCGCCTTGCTGCGGCGGCGGGTGCGGCGCGTGGTCTTGCGTTTGGCATCGTAGCCGCTCACCACCGCTTCCTGCGGTACGCCCTTAATCAGGTCGCGCAGCCTGAAGTTTTTGATGTCCTCCGGCAGCAACACCGCCACCGGCTTTTGTTCCGCCAGCGCGTCGTTGGCCTGAAAAACCAACTGCCTGCCGACAATCTTGAAAGTATGGCCGTACTCTTTGGCCAAACGGGTCAGAAATTCCACGTCGCGCTCCTGATACTGGGTCACGCGCTCGATCGGGATGTGCCGGATGGTGCCGGTTACCTTCAACCGCAACCGCCGGGCAATGCGGCGCACGATGTCGGCCAGCGTGGTGTGCTCGTAGGCACGGCCGCGCTGGGTGCGGTTGGATTTGGTGATGCCGGTGGACAGCGCTTTCAGGGTAATCACGGACGGCGGGTGCTGGTACTCAATCTCGGCCAGCTCCATGCTGCCCAGCTTGAGCATGCCGTTAATCTGGTCGCCGATTTCCAGGCTGATTTTGTCGCCCTGCTCGGGATACCACTTTTGCCGCCAGCGGCCGTCCACGTCTTCCAGCTCCACCTGTACTTCGTCCGATTGTCCTTCCAAGTAATCGGTGTAGCTCACCGATAACAAATAGGGCTGGATATCGCTGGTAATGTCCTTCTGCTCGTATTTGATGATGACCTTGGGCAGGGTCACCGGATGGCTGGCCGTGCTGTTCAGGCTACCTGAAAGCAAGGCACCCAGATGGAGGTTAGGCATCTGCATCGTCGTCTCCGTTATTGCCGCGCAACCACGGCGGCATGTCGGCTTGGGTTTGGGGTTTGGCCGGGATAACCGGTACAAACACGGTCAGGTTGGCCGTAAACTGCTCGGCGGCCGGCAGGTGCGGATTGGCGGCAATCAGGCGGGCGATTTCCAAGGGGTTGCCGTAATAGCGCCAGGCAATCAAATCCCAGCGGTCGCCATCGCGCGTCAGATGTCTTAATACCGATTCGCTCATTTCGTCCCGTCCTTTCTGCCGGCCAGCCACGCGGTCAGGCTTTGCGCCCCGCGTGCGCCGTTGTTCAGGCTGTCGGCGGCCGAGGCGATGGCGGCCACACCGCCTTCCAGCCAGCCGCCCACCGTGCCGCTTTGCGCACCGTTGCGCAGCGCGGCCAAGCCGCCGGAGAGTTCGCGCGCCGCCTGACCGCCGTAGGCCAACATTTCGGCCGCACCGGACAGGTTGCCGATGTATTTGCCGACTTCAGGCAGCTTGTTCAATTTACCCAGCGCCGTGCCGCCGAGATTGACCGCATCGCCCACCACGCCGAGCAAAGCGAGCGGGTCGTGTTTCAGCTCGCGGGCATGGGCAATCAGGGTTTGCAGCTGGCCGACTTCCTGCTCGACACTGCGGTAAATCCGCACGCCGGTCTGCACCGCATCGGCCACTTTGGACAAAGGGGCACGCACCGACTCGGGCAACATGGCAAGCAGCGGGTTTTGGCCGTTGGCCACGCCCGGGGTCGGCAGCGGGTTGTTCGGGTCGCCGACAAACTGGGTCAGGCTCACATCCAGCTCGCGCGCGGCGGTGCGCCCCCGGCCGTCCTGCAGCAGGGTGCGGGCGGTCAGTGATTCAATCACAAACCAGCCGACAAATCTGCCGCTCCCGAAAACCAGCGACACCGCCTGCTGTGCCTCCTTGGCCGCAATCAAGCCCTTGTAGGCCGCGTCCACATCGCCCAGCTTCCAATGCAGCTTGATGCCGAACCGTATCTGCGTCAGCTCGTTGCCCATCGCCTGCAGGCGCGGCCGCCCGGCCAACACCTCGTGCTTGGCGTAGCTGGCGCCGTGGGTCTCTTCAAGGTCGGTAAAGCTGCCCAATAATTCAAAGCGCACGTCACCCAGCATTGCGTACATAAGACCTCCTGTCCCAATCTTCCATCATGCGCCTAAACGTCTGCTCGAACTCGCGATAACCCATCTGCATGGCCGCCTGAATCTGCCCCGCATCGCCGCCGGGTGCATTGATGGTCGGGCTGAAATGTACCGTGATGCCGCCTGCCGCAGCCGTGCCCTGCCGTGCGGCAGAAAGTTCGGCGCTGTTGGCGGCCATTGAGGCAGCCAAGGATGAGGTGTTGTCGCTGAAACGCTGTTGCAAACCGCGCGAAACCGAGCCGATAGCGGCCAACGGGCGCGGGGCGGCTTGGTTGATACCGATTTGCAGGCCTTCCATCATCCAGCCGCCAAAACGGCGGAACACGCGGCTTGGCGATCTGATCTGGTTACTTTGGGCAAAGGCATTTTTAAACCACGCCGCCTTCTCGGCAAACCATGCCTTAACCGCTTCGAATTTGGCGATTAACCCATTCCATAACCCTTGAATGATGTTGCTGCCGAACTCGGTAAACTTAGCCGGCAGTTCGATACCGAACCAGCTCATGACCGCCGAAAAAGCCTGATAGAAAAGCCCAAGTGGAGACCAATTGATGATGGTGGCGGAAATATTGCCGATACCACTGTTGAAAAAGCCGACGATTTGCTGCCACAGGCTGCTAAAGAAATTGGACAAATCCGTCCACAGTAGCTTCGCTCCTCCAACAATATCGTTCCAGCGGGTGTACAACATATAAGCAGCTACCGCCATCAAACCCAACGCGATACCAATAGGGGTAGTCAGTAGGAATCGACCTAGTGCCATAAATGCCTGGCCAACCATCGGCAGGAAGCGGATTAAGCCCGTACCTAGATTGATAATGAGGCGAAAAGCCGCCGAACCGATACTACCCAGCAGCCTGAACGCAGTCCCACCCACGGCACGCACCAAGCGGAACGAACCACCAAGCAGGCGCATGGTTGCGCGTGCCTGCCGGGCAGAGAACCCCAGCGTGCGCAAGGCCATTACCCCGCGTCCCATGCGGAACAACATCATTGCACTCTTTAAGCGCATCAAGCCGCCGATAAAGCTAAACAAATGACCGGCGGTTCCCCAAAATGCCGTTCCCAGCAGATTCAGACCAAAGCGTGCTAATAGTGAGCCTGCTTTAAATCCAACCAGCAGCGCAACTACTTTGTAGATGTTTTGGATTAGCTCGGGATGTGCTTGTGAATAGCGGATCAGGTTATCGATAAGAGGCTTTACTTCGGCCAGCAATTCGTTAATCTTGGGCAGCACCACAGAGCCAATCGTGATACCCAAATGCATCAGCTGGTTCTTGAAGGTCTGCCATTGCGCGGCCGTAGTCGACATGCGGCTCTGGAACTCTTTATCCATGCTGCCGAGGTAATTGGCTTGGCCATTTTTCCCCGTTTCCTGCAGCTGGCGGATGGAGCGCTCATAGGTGTCGACACTACCGGCCAGCACAGCGATATCGTCGGCGTATTCGCGGCCGAATAAGTCCACCAAGGCGCTCATCTGCTGCTCTTTCGGCAGGGCATTAATACGTTTGATGAAATTAACCAGCGCCTGTTCACCGTTTTCAGCGATTTCGCGTTTCAATTGCGCCGCCGACATCCCCATCGACTTCAGGGTATTTTGGAAGCGGCTGCCCTGTTTGTCGGCCGTCATCAACCTAACCAGCATGCCGTTGATGGCGGTACCCGCCACTTCAGGGCGTTTGCCCAGGCTGATAAAGGCATTAGACAGTGAGGCAGCCTGCTGCTCGGTCAGGCCGAATTGTTTGGCCACCCCGCCGATACGCCCCAAAGTGTTGACGATATCCGAGGCTTTGGCCGGGCTGGAGTTGGAAAGATGGTTAATGGCATCACCCAGCCGGTCGATTTGGGCAATCGGGATTTGATACACGTTGGCCAGCTTGGCCATGCTGTCGCCCGCCTCGTCAGCCGACATATCGAAGGCCACGCTCATTTTGGCCACGGTCTCGGTAAACGCAGCAAGGTCTTGACGGGCAACCCCCAACTGGCCGCCTGAAGCGGCAATTGCTGCCAGCTCTTTACCAGCCATTGGGATACGGTGGGTCAGCTGCAGAATATCCTGCTGCATTTCCTTGAATTGTTGTGGGGTGTCGAAATCCACTACTTTGCGGACATCGGCCATCGACGATTCAAAATCCATCGCCATCTTAATCGGAACCAAGGGGATACCGGCAGCAGCCACCGCACCCATAACCTCCGTTTTCATTTGCTCCCTGCTGTTTCGGAGGTTCGTCAATTGCGCTTCAATCGCATTTTGGCGCAAACGGTTACGATTGAGCCGGGTAATACTTCTCCCCAAACCATCATACTGCCGTTGTAACCGTGCCAGCTCCGTACGACCAACCCCAGTAGACTGACGAATGGAGTCACCAAGTCGAAGCTGTTCATTGCGTAGAATTTGTACGCTGTGCCGTACCCCATTCACCCCGCCAACTAAAGAACGCAAAGCAGAAACAGTACCCCCGATTGAGGCACCTACCTTGACCAGTATTGATAATTCTGCTGCCATGATTTACTATCCGAAGTATATTGAAGTGAAAGGGGAAGATGATGTTGATGATTGCTGTGTTGCTAGGCTGGCTATGTTTAGCCTGCATTACGATTGGCATCGTATTCGGCTGCCTGTACGGCATAGTTGAAACTTTATGGATGGTAGGTTGGCTGCCGCGTAGTTGGTGGCATACCAAACGCAGCAACCTCTCTTAAAGACCTTTCCGATAGCCCGCCTTAATTTGGCGGGCTGCTTCTTTCTGGTAGCCCTCGAATTCTTCCAAGGTCAAACCGTCAATCGCACTTGGCGGCCAACCAAACCACCACGCCATATCGGCACAGGCTTCGCGCAACGCACGGATGTTTTCCTCGCGCGACCTTTTTTCAGACGGCTTCTTCCTGTCCGAAGCGAAAAGTGGCCTGCAACTTATTCAAGTCTTCAATATCCAACTCGTCCAAATCTTCCGGCACTAGCCCGGTAATGCGTGACAAAATAGCCAGACCCTGTGCCGTCTCGCCCTCGATGTGCAATACCGCGCGCAGATCGCCCACCTTGGCACGGCGCACCGTAATCTGTTCCAATGTCTGGCCGGTGGCTAGTCGCACTGGGTATTTCAGTTTGATGGTAGTGGTTATGCCTAAGTCTTCCTGCAGCTGTTTTGCATCACTCATTTTTTGCAATCCTTTTTCAAATTGGCCGGGCGGCGCGGCCTGATAAAACCGCCGGTGGTAAATAAAAATCCCTACATCGGATTTGATGTAGGGATTGTCGCTTGCGGGCGCTTTAAAGGTCTTTTAAACGGCTTTAAAAAACTATGCCCCGATATTGCGCCGGTAGGTCTCTTCCACGTCCACGCTGTCTACGCGGTATTCGTTGCGCAGGGCGTTGTAGTACAGCACTTCGCGCCCGTCCAACACTTGGCGGATTTCGGTGGTCTGGTAGGTGCTGGAGAACTCCGCCTTTTCTTTCGGTTTGTAGCCGCCCAACGCATTCTTGCTGAAGGTGGCGGTTACCATCGTTACCAGCGGCACTTCCTTCACGCGGCCGGTGGTATCGTAGGTTTCCACGTTGGCACGCACCATCAGCTGCACCGCTTTGTAGGGGTTGGCGGCTTTGCGCGCCACTTCGGGGAAAAAGCTGTTCCAGGTAATCTCGCCCTCGAGTGCGGCCACGCCCATCGGCAGCTTGACCGTGCCTTTCAGCCCCAGTCCTTTGTACTCGTCCTGCTCAAACTCAAACTCCGGCAGTTTGAACTCGCTGGCCTTGCCCAACAGGTCGTTGCCGTCGATGTAGACGTTGGCGTTGTAAATCACTTTGATATCGGACATCTTTCATTCCTTCCTTATCGTTGGCTGACCAAGTTGGCCAGATATTTGCGGGTCATCACGCTGGCATTGCTGATGCGCTCGGCCGGCAGCTTGGGCGTGTATTCGTATTTGAGCGGCACTTGGCCTTTCGAGAAGGCATCCACCAAGTCGTAGTCGTAATCCAAGTCCACGCTGTAGCCGACAATGGATTGCAGGGTGCCCAGATAGGTGCGGATGGAGCCGAGCAGGCTGTCAATCAGGGCATCGTCAATCGGGCGGTCGATATACTGCAATTCGAAGCGGCGGATGGATTCGTCGATCACGTCGCCGGTGCGTTGCGCCACTTCGAAGTTTTTTATGTGGCTGACGGTCGGGAAGCAGGCCAGGCGGTTGCCCCAGAGGCGGTAGCCGGTGCCGTAGCTGTTGAACACCGTGGTAATGCCTTTTTCGTTGAGGCGGTTGGTGTCGCTCTGCGGGTCGTCGGCGCGGGCGGTCAGCGGCATTTCGATGCCGGTCACGCCCAGCAGGTCGCGGTTGGACGAGCTGTACCAGTAGCCCTGTTCCACATCGGTCTTCATGCGTAGGCCGGCAGCGTGGGTAGCCAGGCTCTCCACGCCGAGCAAACCCAACACATAGGGATAGAACAGCATCATACGGTCGCTGGAGGTTTGGAAGTTGATGCTGCCCAACGGGCCACGGCCTTCGATGGCCTTGCTCAGGGTGGTCTGCTGCGGGGCGGCGGCGTAGCCGATAGCCTTAATCTGCTCGGCCAGCACTTCGATGGCGGCACGGCATTTGGCGGTCTTGTCGTACTCGGGGACGATGATGATTTTGGCATCGGCGCCGAAGCGGTTGAAGCCTTCAATCACCGCCTGCAGGCCGGTGCGTTTGCCGGTGGCGGCCACATAGGCGCCGATGATCTCTTCTTCGGTTACCTTGGACGGGTCGGTGTAGGTATAGCTGATGGTCGGCGTGGTCGGTTTGGTTTTGAACACAATCTCGCCGGCCAGGGCATCGGTGACGGTGTAGTCGCTGCCCTCGTTCAGGGCGCTGGCACCGTCTTTTACCGTGTAACCCGTTTGCAAAGCCGGATGGGCGGTGCGGGCGGTCAGGGTGTCGGCATCGACCGTCAGCGCCTCGTCAGCCACGCTGCTCTTATGCTTGGCCGGGTCGCACACATTGACCACATAGGCGGTACCGGCCTTGTAGCGGGTAAAGATATTGGCGGCATCAGACAGGGTAAAACCCTTGCCGGTCAGGCTGCTGCCAAATTGCAAGAAATCGCGGGCGGCTGCGCATACGGTCAGGGTATTGATCGCACCGGCCGGAGCCGTGCCGACAATGGCGGTAATCGCGCCGTCTGCGGTGTAGATCGGGCTGGTGCCGCCGTCGATACGTTTGGTTTCCGTACCGTGGTGGAAAGCTGCGGACATAATAATCTCCTAGGGTTTGGGTTTGATATCGGGGTTGAGCGGCTGGCCTTGCTGCCGCAGGTACAGGCTGCTGACTTTGGGTCGGGTATCCGCCGGGCGGCGTTCGACCTGTTGGGTTTCGGTTTGGGCAATCAGCTGGTACTGCCATGCCCCGCCTTCTTCGGCCAAAAACTGCTCGCTGATTAAATGGCACGGTTCGCAGTCTGGCGGGCGGTAGCCGGTGATGGCCAGCCGCAATGCGTCGAGCAGATCCAAGGCCGCGCCGTCATGGTTCAGGCCGCGCCCGAACACGGTCAGCGCCAGTGTGACGTCGCGCTGCTGGCCGATTAGGCCGAGGCCGTCCGGGCGGGCGAACTTGCTGCCTTGATAACCGACCAGCACCGCGCCCAGCGGTGCCATAAAGCGGTAGCCGGCCGGGTCGTCGGGGAACAGCTCCACCGTGTAGGCGGGCAGCTCGGCGGCCAAGTAATCGCGCACGGCGGTCAGAATCGGGCGGGTGGCAGACATCAGTAGCCTCCCCAATCCTGCTTGGCATTGCCGCGCACACGGTAGGCACCGCGCTCGGCCTGCGGCCGCTCGGTATCGCTGGCCAATTCGTCGGCACGCACACCCAAATGCAGCTTGCCATCACGTACCTGCGCCAAAAGCTTGAGCGCGTTGTCGTAGGCTGCCTGCAAAGGTTTGGGGAAATCGGCAGTGTTGATGCGGCGGGTATGCAGCCAGTAGCGCGCGATGTCGCTGCACACCGGCCGCAGGATGCTGGGTACCGGCTCCAGCGGCAGGGTGTAACGACCCATCAGGTAGCCGTCGGCAATTTCGCAGGCATAAGCGATGGCTCTGTCGACCACCGCCCAGTCCGGCTCGGTGCTGCCGCCGATATCGTTGGTCAGTTGGATCAGCTCGGCCAGGCTGACGGCAGCCTTGATGTCTTCGCGCGTGATATACATGGCTTATTCCTTTTTGCCTCTGCCGCGTGCTTTGCCCTGTTCTTCAGCCTGCTCGGCAGATTCTGCCGGCTGTTCGGTTTCAGCCTGTGCCGGCTGCTCTGTCTCGGCAGGCTCGGTTTCGGCCTCAGTCGGTTGTTCGGGCTGGGTCGGTTCGGCAGGCGGCTGTTCCGGCACCGGTGTTGTGCCGTCCGGCTGGTAGCCGGATGCGGCCAAGTCTGCGTCCGAGATGCTGCCTGCGGTCACATGTGCGGCCACCAGCTCGTACTGCTCGGGTGTCAGGTCTACGGCCTCACCAGACTCAACGCGGAATTCCTTGCCCTCGGCATCAGCCAGAATCAGCGGGGTGTTGGCGATATAGGTTTTAATCATGGCTAACCCCTCAGTAAAACTTGGATCAGCTCGCCCGCGCCGGCAGCGGCACTGCGGGCAATACCGACGGCCTTGGCACTGCCGGCAGTTTTAACGGCGCAGCCTTGGGCATCGGGCGATACCTCGTCACCTACGGCCACCGTGCCGCCGCTTTCCACTACCACTGTGCCGATGGTGTCAACGGCCAAGATTTCGTTGATGTCGGCATCGTAAGGGGTGGCGCCCAGCACCTTGTCGGTAGCCGTAGCCTGTTTGCCGGCGAAGCTCACAAAACGGTTGGCCACGATTTTGCCGGTGGTTTTAACGGTGGTGACCAAGACCACCTGTTTGGTCGGTTTAGACATATTGGTTCTCCTTCAGGCTACCTGAAAATCTCAGGCAGCCTGTTTTTAGGTTTAAGCAATGGCTTTCTCGAAGAGATAGCCGCAGGCACCGCCGATGGCGGCAGCTTTACGGATGTCGGTGTAGCGCACGTACTCCACCTTGCCGCCCACGCCTTCGTAGCGGTCTACTACCGGCATGCCGCGGCGGCGGAAGGTATAGCCGAAGGCGGGCATACCTTCGTCGTTGCCGGCTTCGACCGGTTTCGGGCGTACGATCAGGCTGGCGAAATTGCCCCACACATCCTTGGTGGCTTTCTTGCCGTCGGGTGTGGAGATGGCCTCGCCGACGATGATTTCTTCCACATCCAAGAGGCGGGTCAGTTGCTCGAGCGTAAGAATCCCGCGGTCGCTGTTGGCCGACAATTGCCCACGCAAGCCTTTATGTAGGATCAGCTTGCTGTACACCGATGCCCCCAATACCAGCACGTTCGGGCGCACGCCACAGGCGGCACGCACTACTTCCCTTGCATTGGCAATATCGGCCTGTACATCGGAGGTATCGTCGCTCCACTGCTTGGTGGCCGACAGGTCTTTGCTGTGGCCGCTCTCGTAGGTGGGCTTGGCCTGAATCAGCGCGGCAATCTCCAACTCCTGTCGCAGCTGGATACCGGCGGTCACGCGGCGGGTGGCCTTGGCCTTCTCATCAAACACCGATTCGTGCTGTGCGCGGTAGTCCACGCCGGCGGCCAAATCGTGCTCTTCCAACACCACCGACATCTTGCCCGGGAAGTCCAGCGTAATCACATTGCTGGCGGCACCCACGGCACGTTCGGTTTCATACTCGATCAGCGAGCCTTTACCGAACTTCGGCACTTTGATGCCTTCCTTCTCGGTCAGTACCACCGGCATGATGCGTTCGCCGATGAAACCACCCTGTCTGTAGCCCAGCGCCAGTTTGGTCAATACTTCGTCCACTTGGCGCAGGTTGCCTAAATACGTGTTGCTCATGTTTTATCTTCCTTTACTGGATAAACGGTTAATCAATTTGCCGTGCGGCGCGCGGCTTCTTCGTAGGTGATGCCCTCGGCTTTCTGCAAAGCCAAAGCCCGCTCGTGGTGGCTCATGCCCTCGGCGAAGTTCAGGCTGCCTTTGGCCATCTGCCCGGTCGGCAGCTGCTGCGGCAGCACCGCCGCCAAAAACTCGCGCAGCGCAGCGCCCAGCGGCTTGGCTGCCTCACCCTCGCCGAAGTCGGCGGTGGTGTGCTCGGGGTGCTCTGCAAAATCCAGCACCTGCACTACCAAGGCTTTGTCGGCAGGTTTCAGGCGGCCTTCTTTTACTAAGCCCTCGGCAAAGTCGGCGTTTTGCTTGTGCGACGCGTCGCGCAAATCTTTTGCCTGTTCGTCTTGCAGTTTTTTCAATTCGGCCTTGGCCTGGGCGGCATCGGCCTCCGCCTTCTCACGTGCGGCCTTTTCGGCAGCCAGTGCGGCGGCTTGGTCTTGTTCAGACATGGGAGACTCCTTATGGTCGGTTGGGTTGGGGGTGGGAGGGGGATCGGCAAACAACACCGGGTCGGGAGGCAGGTCGGGCCGGGCGGCCATTTCCTTGATGCCTTCGATTTCCCAGTCCGGCACCACCTTGTCGGCGGCGTCTTGGCCAAACTGGGCAATCAGCCATTCGCGCATATTGCGCCACAGCCGGGCGGCGATACCGTGTGCCGCCTCGGAAAACTCAATCACGCCGTCCTCGGCCGCGCCGAACTCAATCGCCCGCAGCCCCTTGACTGCCGGGGCGTGTGCGCCGAGGAAGCCGACATGGCGCAGGTAGTAGCTGTCCGGCACCGGGTTGTTCGGATGGCCGGGCGGCCAAAAGGAGGCGGATACCTTCTTGTAGCGGCCGGCGCGGACGGCAGCGGCAAAGCCATCATCCATTTGGGCAAACTCGGCAGTCAGGCTGCCGCCGTCAGCCGCCAGCTTCGGCACCCAGCCGTAGGCCGGGGCGTTCATGGCCGGATGGCCGATGACAATCGGTGCTTCGTGCAGCTTCGGGTCGTACACTTCGGCGGCACGCTGTACGTCGGCATCCGTGATGTTCCACCGGCTGCCATCGGCGCTGATGCGCTCGCCACTTCGAAAAATCTCAAACATAAAAAATCCCCATCACTCGTGTTAAGCGAATGATGGGGCATGGGCTACCTGAAAGTCCTTTAAACGGGTTTAAAAAAATACCTCCGAAGCCGGCATCGCCAAATTTGCGTTTTAAGCGCGTTCTGGCAGCGGGATAAGCAAACGTACCAAACCGTAAAAAGACATCGGTCAGGAACGTTCCTGACCGACCTTGTGCGCGTTTTAATCTGTTTTACTCCCTTTGCCTTTCCCTTCATCGAACAAATCCTGCTGTGCGGCGTCGATTTTAGCCTGTCGTACCCGTTCGATGATGCGGTAAATCCACTGCTCCGAAAACCCGTACTCGCGTGCCAGCTCTTTTTGATTGGTACCGTCGAACTTGTCAAAGATTTCTACGTCGCGCTCGTCGATGTCCCACAGCACCCCGTGCGGGATATACAGGTTCTGTCCGCCCCATTCCCGCGCCATACGTTTGGCCACATGGTTACCGATGGTTTTGGCCTGTTTTTTGTCCGCCACCCCGGCAGAATGCACTTCCTCTCCGACCTTGGCTGCCAAATCGGACAGCAGCTCGGCCACCCTTGCCTGCGTCATGTTCCCGCTCCTTCCCGCGTTACCCGCTGTTTCCATTTTTTCAAATGCTCAATCACCCGTGAGGCATCGTCCACACTCAGCCAGCCCTGATAATCCACGCCGGTCATGCGGCTGACGAAACGAGCCAGGCTCAATTCTGAAGGACTGCGTACCGCGCCCAAGCGGTGCAGCTCCAACCACAGGGCGCGGATTTTTTTGATTTGCGCGTCCACCCCGGCCGCCGCTTCGCGCACCGGGATATCAGGCTTGCCACCCTTAGCCTGCGCCTTAGTGGTGACCACAAAGCCCATCGCCTTCATGCCGCGCAGCGCCAGCTCCAGTTCGTCCAGCGACAGCTTGGTGCTGCTGGTCTTGCCGCCGCTGGCATTGGCCAGCAGCCTGCGGTAGGCGGCATCGTCCAGCATCAGCTGGTTTTTGGCCACGTGCAAGAGCTTAATCAGGCGGGCTTTCTTGTGGGCTTTGGGTTCACGCATTTGGACTCTCCTAATGTTCCACTGATGCTGCCGCATCGCAGCGGCATGGGTTGAACATCACACTTTAACCAAGTCTTTGAGCTTCTCGCTCGGGGCAAACTTCACTTTGCGTTTGGCCGGAATCTCGACCGGCTCGCCGGTTTGCGGGTTGCGGCCGGTACGCGCTGCCGTCGTGATTACCTTGAACGTCCCGAAGCCGGGCAGGGTTATCCGCTCGCCTTTGGCCAAAGCCTCCGTGATACTGTGTTGCACGGCCATCAGCGCGATTTCGGCATCGGCCCGGCTCAATTCGCCGTGTTCGGCAATGGCTTTGATTAACTCTGATTTAGTCATGGTTTAACTCCTGTTTAAATTGCGGCAGGCCGTGCCGCTCGGTATTACTTACTGGACGGTACACGCCCGGAGCTCCTTGCCGGTTACCGCCTTAAACTCCTGCTTAATCAGCTCCATCGCAATCAGGCCGAGATTTTGCGCGATGCTGCCGCTGTCTTCTCCCGGCTCGGGCAGCCGTTCGTCTGACGTTATTTTCAGCATGACCCCGCGCGGGGTGTCAGCAATCATGATGGTTACGGTGGCCATATCGTTACTCCTGCCAACCGCCCATCAATTCAACCAGCTCGCCGATTAAGGCGCTCAGGTTGGTGGACACGATGAGCTGCGAAGCAGCGGCCAAGTCGGCAGCATCGTCGCCGTGGTTTTCCGCCGCTTCCTGCAGCACGTCCAAATACTGGATACGTTTGAGCGTGAACTCGCTGGTTAGCACAAAGGCAACCCGCTCGTCCCAAACCAAGCCTAGCTCGCTCACTATCTTGCCGCAGCGCACATGGCTGGCCACTTCCTCGGCTGTCAGGTCTTGCCGTTTGATGCGTATTTCCGGCGGTACATCACCAGCGCCTCGCAATGAGGCAATGTCATCCAACTCAAAGCGTCCAGCGGCATGGCCGCGCAACAGCCATTCAGTCATCAGTGCCGATGGCGTTTGGCGGGTGTGCGCCAGCTGGGCTTTCAAGCCACCCAAGGCTTCGCGCAGTTTAGCGAGCAGGTTTTCCGCTTTGGAGGCGGCGGCGCTGTCCACCAGCAACATGCCGTTGGCAAAGAGTGCACGGGTATGGGTGGCGCGGACAAAGGCTCGCGGCAGCAACTCATCGGTTACCTGCTCCTTCAATTCCTGCCGTTCTTTGCGACCGACCGAACGACCTTCCTGCTGCTCAATACGTGCCACCCGTTCGCCTACCGCCCGCTGGATGACACTACCCGGCAATACCTTCTCCTCCCGCCTTAACGCAATCCCCATTGTTTGTTCAACCTTAAAGACCAATTCGGGGGTGAAGCTCTGCGGTGCGGCAAAACCCTCGGTAAACCAATCTAACCCACCGCACGGGGCAAAGGGTGCGTCGGCTAATTTATCGGCCAGCAGGGCGGCATTCGGGGTTTCAGGTAGCCTGAACACGGTACATTGACTAAACCACATAATTACACCTTCGCGATATCCAAATTCATCAAGCGATACTCGCCGTTGGCATCGCGCTCGTGCACCCGTACAAAGGCCTTGCTGGTATGCACCTGCAGGCTGTCGCTCAATGCGTCCATCGCGCGTTGCCATTTCTCGTCGCTGATATCCAGACGGCGCAGCCCCAGCACGCGGGCGGTGCTGATATTGCCGTCGCGGTCGGTGGCGAAGGCAGCGTTGATGATAGCCAGCAGCTCGGGGCGGCTGCCTTCCGAGTATTCGCGGATACATTCGTCAATCAGCACTTTGGCAGCGGCCAGCCCCTCGTCGAATACCAGGGCATCTTGCATCGCCAGCTGCACGCGGTATTGGCCGTCGAAACTGTGCAGGCGGATATTGCCCTTCTTGCCGCCCAGCGAGGTGCCGTACTGGTTGGCAGAGAGTTCGGCAAAGGCCGCAATCTCGTCCATCGCCCAGCGGCGGTATTCCTGCAACTCTTCCTGTACCGCGCGGGCGCGGGCGGTAATCTTCTGCACCAGCTCGTCACGCAGCAGGTCAATCGGGCGGATGTTGGCAATCGGCACCAGATTGCCTCGTGCGTCCTTCTTGTATTGGCTCATATCAATTTGGCTCATCTTCATTCCTTCCATCGTCTAAAAATCGGTTTCGTTCAATCATCTTGTCGGCCAGCATGCCTAACATTTCGGCCAAGCGCTTTTTGTTTCTGGCTATTTCCTCTTCCGTCCACACCTTTTTCGGGGCTTCCAGCTGCGGCGGGGGCGGCACGGGCGGGATACAGGCAATCAGCATTTTCGGGGTTGGCCAGCGGTCTACGGTTGCCCATAACGCGCCGAAGGCCTGTCGTATGCGCGGTACGTCGCGCTCGTCGTCCCAGGCAATCGGCAGCGAATCGAAAGCGGCAATCCATGCCTGATACGTCCCGTCGGCCGCATCGAGCGGCGGATGCCCAGGCAACCGCATGGCGAACATGTGCTGGATGCCGGACACCAAGGCATTGTTTACTTCTTTGGTCATCATTTCGGGTCATCATCGCTTAAACTTCTCACCGGCTGCGGCCGCTTGCAGGGTGCTGCTGGCCGCGGTCTGTTGTTGCGGGTTAAGGCTGCCTGAAAGGGCGGTATCCGCTGCCGGAGCCAAGGCCGTGCCGGCGGTTTTGTCCGGCGTCCAGAAGGTCAGGTTCTCCAGCAGGAAGCCGTGGCTGGTCAGGGGCGGGGTCAGCTTGCCGCTGTCGCGGGCTTCGATAACGCGGTTAAACGCCCAAATCCATGCCTCGCGCGGCGCGGGGTAGCTCTGCCGCTTGCGGGTAATCTCACCCGCCTGAATCAGCGGTACCAGCTCGCCCAGCAGTTTGGCCGCCCGCGCCCAGCTCAGGTCGCGCTCGCCCGGGCGGAACAGGCCGAGATAGCGCAGCGCGGCTTTAGCCAGCTCGTCGGAGATACCGGCCAGCGCCACCATCAGACTGCGCGCCTCGTCGTGGGTAATCAGCACCTCAAGGCTGGCGGTGGCGCCGCAGCAGGGGCAACGGGTTTTCATTTGCCCTCCCGGTTGATAAAGATGTCGTCGTATCGGTTAAAGGCGGCCATACACACCACTATCAGTAGCATAGCCGCCACCGTCAGCACCAACACGCCGGAGACGATGCTGGCCAAATACCAGATAACTTTTGCTACGGTCACCATGTCTTATTCCTCCTTCTGCTTGGCAGGTTGGATTTTTGTGCCGCAGAATGGGCAGTAGCTATGAGTAACTGATGTCTTCATTTTTTTACTGCTCTGTTTCCCATTCTTCCGGGTAACGGTTTCTTCCCACTCCACTTGGGTATAGGTCACAACAGACAAATCCGGCATCCGGAAGCCCGTCTGTACAAAGGTAGGTTTGACACTGACTACCCGACCTTCGGCCTCTAAAGATTTCTGTATTTTTTCAAGGTATGTTTCTAGACAATTGCAGTTCATCGTTATTCCTCCACCGGGTCATACACAATCCCACGCCCCCGCTCTTGATCGCTCATGCGCTCGTACACTGCTGCCGCTTCGGCGGCCTCGCTCTCGGCCTGCCGCTCTTTGGCTGCCAGCCGTGCCGCTGCCGTATCCGGCTGTCCCACCAGCTGCCGATGGGCTGCCGGCTGCGGGGTGCAGCTGCCGGCCATGGCGGCATAGGCCACTGCCACGATGGCGGCAATCAACCAGTTCCGAGCTTCGCGGCGGGCAACGTTTTTTAATTCCGGCCACATGGTTGTTATCCTTTCCAACTGATGCGGATATAACGCACCGCTTCGCCGATACCGATGCCGATGATGACCAGCGCCAGCGCCAAAGTCAGCGCGTTGCCGAGCACCTGCCAGCAGCTTGCCTGTACAAACCAGTTCCAAAATGCACTCATCTCACACCCCCCTTACCATGTCGCCGTCTACCGGCATCTGCAGCTCGGCCGCCTGATTCATGGCCGCCGATACCAAGTTGTTCACCGCCAGCGGGTAGAGCAGGCTGTGCTCTTCCACCCCGCGCCCGCTGCGGCCGCGCACAGTCAGCCGTTCGGCCACCGCGTCAATCGCGCTCTCGTCCATAATTTTGGTGATGTCGCCGCCGGCACGTTCGATTTTGTGTTTCAGGTAGCCTGCCAGCCGTCCGTCGGTCAGCGGCAAGAGTGTCACCACCTCGCAGCGCTGTACCACTTCGCGCACCGCCGGGTTGTTTTCGCTGAGCTTTTGCGCCAGTTCGGTCTGGCCGATTAGTACGATGCCGAGCAGGCGGTCAAAACCGTTTTTCAACTCAAAAAAGCGTTTCAGGTGCTTCAGGGTGGGAATCGGCAGGCCGTGTGCCTCTTCGATAATCAGCACATGTTTGTTGCCCGCCTTCGCGCTCTCCTGCAGGGCGCGGTGGATTTGGCGGAAACGTGCTTCCGAATCGCGGTAGGGTCGTGTGCCGGGCGATACGGCTTCCAAGATGGCGGCGGCAATGTGCGCGGCTTTCAGGGTTTTGCCCTTCACATCGTTGTCTTCCATCGCCAGCACATACGGTTCGATGGTGATAACCTGCCTGCCATCACGGTTGATGCGGTCTTGCAGGTCTTCGCGCAGGGTGGACTTGCCCGCGCCGCTTTCGCCGACCACCGCCACAAAGCCGCCGTGGCAGGCCGTCTGAAACATTGCCTCGCGTACATAGCGCACATCAGGGGTCATATACACATCCTCTGCCGACCTGATTTCATCGTTGAATGGGTCTCGTACCAGGCCGAAATAACGGCGGGTGGCTTGGGTCAAAGTGGCTTTTCGTAGTAACATATCGTCGTCCTCGCTTTCATTAGGGTGGGCAGGTGCGGTTTCCGGCTCGTTTCTCAGGCTCGCTGGGATGTCCGCACCATTCAGTTTAAAAAAGTCTCTCAGTTTCCCGCGCAGCTCGGCTGCGCCTTTTTTCGGCCATTCGCCGTGGTTGATTACCGCCACCAACCTGGGCTTGCTGCAGCCGATTTCGGCGGCGGCCACGGCGTACGATTTGCCGATTCTTCTAAATGCTTCCTTCATCTCATGCCCCTTTCACAATCCGCAGGCTGCCTGCGGTTTTCAGGCGGCCGAATACTTCTTCGATCTGGCTGGCGGCCACCCCGTCCGGATACAGCCGTTGCAGGGTTTTCACCGCCTCGCCCCAGTTGCCGCCGGCCGCTTCGATGCGCGGTTTGAGCAGCTTGGCTAGCTCGACCTTGCTCAACACCTGCTCGCGGACTTCCATCGTGTTGTAGGCCATCTGTTGCCCTTGCTTGGGCATATACAGGGTGTTGGCGGCGGCCAGCGTGTCTTCCTGATGTTTGAACGGGTCGATTTCGCCACCGAAGGGCACCGCCTTGCCTTTGCGTTTGGCCGCTGCCGCTTCCAACGTGTCGGCCTGCATCGCCAGCTTGTCCAGTTCCTTGGCGTGGCTTTGGGCGATGGTGTCGGCCTGCCCTTTGTATTCCGCACCGATTACGGCGGCATCGGCTCTGAAGCCCATCTCGTCGAACACCACCTCCGGCACCGCCTGCCAGATTTCGTTGCCTTCGCTGTCGTAAGTGGCGATACGTGCGCCGGTCGGCTCCCACGGGTTCTTGGCCACCAGCAGTTTCTGCCCCACCAGCACGCCCTTGATGTCTTTCACGCTGTACACCCGGCCGCCGAAGCGGATTTCCAGATCGGGCGACACCTTGGCTTCTTTCGGTGCGGAAACGGCCAGCTCGCGGCAGTAGTCGGCAGGCGGTGGCAGAATCAGCTGCTCGGCCTTGATTTTGTTCCACGCCTGATAGCGGGTCAGGCCGTGTCGGCTGTGAATCTGCGTGCCGTTGTAGTAACGCATCCAGCGTTCGGCCAGGCGGTTCAGCTGCCCGATGTCGTGCACCTCGGTAAAGCGCAGGCTGCTTTCAAACGCCGTTTCCACAATGTCGTTGCCTTTTTCCACCTGTCCTTTGGCGCGCGGGTTGCCCGGCTTGTTGATCTGCACATGCACGTCCAGCGACTTGCACAGGTTTTTAAACGCTGCCGAGGTATTCGCACTGCCTGGGTCGAGCATCACCATGCGCGGCACGCCGCGGAACGGGTCTTTCAAGACATCCTGTTTCTCCTGCATCATGAAGATAAAGAAGTCGCACAGGTTGGCGCTGGTCTCGCCGCCGAAGTAGTAGCGGGCGAGAATGGTGCCGCTGGCGTGGTCGGTGCCGGTGTAGCGCCACACGCGGTCGTTTTCGATTTTGACCACGTTTTTCGGTTTGTTTTTGTAGAACTCTTCCTGCTTCATTACCCGCAGGCCGCTGTCCTCGCCGCTGCGCGGCAGGTAGTAGAGCACGCACAGGCTGGGGTCGATTTGCCAGCAGTGGTTCGGGTGTTCCGATTTCATGCGTTTTACCGGCGCGGGCTGCAGCAGTTGGTCGGGGTGCAGCTTGTATTCGCGTAGGGCGCGGGTAACCGTGCTCTCGGACAAGGGCAGCACCTCCCCCGTTTCCTCATCCACGCGGGCGGCGTCGATTTTGCCGTTGGCGCGCAGCATCTCCACCGCGCGGGCTACCGACATCAGCCGTTTGCCGTTGCGCCGCATCGCCTCCATCAGCACGGCCGAAATCAGCTGTGCCTCGTGCAGACTTAATTCCGAGCGGCCGGCATCGCTGCGCCGTTTGCGGCCGGGCTTCACACTGACCGCTTCCAGCTTGCGGTACAGCGTGGCCACGCTGATGCCCAGCTCGGCCGCCTGGCTTTTCAGGTAGCCTGCCTTCTCGCCGTGGCCAAGGGTGGCTGCATGAGCGGCCACGGCAGCCAGTTTCTCGGTCAATGCAGGATTCATGGTTTACTCCCCGTCCAGCCATTCCGGCTTGGCGTTGGTCGGCGCTTCCTGCGGCAGGGTAAAGCGTTCGCGCAGGGTTTCGGCATCGCGGATGATTTGGTTGATGGCCGCCACCATCTGCGGGCGGTGGTCGTAGCCGTTGGCTTCGCCGTGTGCCAGCATCTGTTCGAAGACCTCGGCAAAGCGGCTCAAGTCGCTGCGGGCGGCCACTTCCAGACTGGAGAGCTGCATGGTCAGCTCGCTGCCCACGTCTTCGGGGCTCGGCTCTTTGCCCGTCTGCTTCTTGGCCAGTTTTTCGGCCAGCTCGTCCACCTTCTTGTTTTTGTCGGCGATGATTTTGTCTTTGGCCTCGGCGGTGTCGCGGCTTTCGCGCAGGGCGGCGCGGAGTTCGTTGCGGGTCATGCGGTCAATGTCGTCCAACGTGTGACCATTGATGTCGCCGCCGTCAGCTAAATCGACTATCGCCTCATCCTCTTCTACCAGCAGCTCCAGCAGTTTGGATTTACCCAGCTCCATCAACTTTGGTGCAGCTTTCTGCATTTGTGGTGTAGCAAAGCGGCGGGTCGCATTCATTAAACGGGCAGTCTCACGGTAGTGCAGTCCTAATTCTTCTTCTGCAATCTCGCGGAATCGGCCATGCTCCGTGTGCTCTTTCAGCACAATTAAAGCCCGCCCTAGCTCAAACATTCCTTCCAAGGTCTTACGTGCCGCTTGCCTAGCACGCTCCACCCATCGTTCCTCGTTGTAACTCTCGCCATTCCCCCATTGTTCCATCACCATCACGCTGTTCATCGCCGCGTGGTTGGCTGCCATATTAAGGGTGTCGTGTTCGATAATTTCTTTGCTCATGTTGGTTCTCCAAAAGTGACGCCAGCGTCACTTTTCAAAATCTGTTCACACGCTGGTCGGTTTCTTCCAGCTTGCCTCTCAAATATTCAGTTTGCCGTCTGAAGCCCTCAGCAATCTGAAGCGTTTTGATACTGTAGGAAAAATTGCCGTTATCCAGTTTGACCACCAGCCCCTCCTCAATCAGATCTTCCAAATCCCGGCTTACATATGAAGGGGAAATACCGAGGCCGTCTGAAATCTCCTTATTGCTGATTCCGATAATTGGATGTGCATCTAATGCTTTGAATACTTTTAAAATCCTAGTTCCTTTACTGCTTGCCATTCCATGCCTCCCTATGCTGCAGCTTTCAACCCGAGCTTCACCGCAATTTCGTGAGCTTTTCCATACTTGCCTTTAGTGAAGCCATTCAAGACACGGTAGACTTCTTGCTCTCGATATCCGTTCTGTCTTGCCCAGCCCGAAAATGTCCATCCTTTTCGGTGGAATTCTGCTTTGACCTGCTCAGGGGTCTTTACTTTTTTCATGTTGCTTTATCCTTATTTGTGGCAAAATACTTTGCTAGAACATGGCTAGATTATGGTACGAAAAAACGTACCAGTCAAGTATTTTTTTTCATACTTTGGAGGTTTGACGTGTCTATCGGCCAGAGACTGCGGGAAGAAAGGGAAAAGATTGGTTTAAATCAGACAGCTATGGGGGCAGTAGGAGGAGTGAGGAAGCAAGCCCAGCTGAAATATGAGAACAACGAGTCGTACCCGAATGCCGAGTATTTGGCTGCAGTCGCAAAAATTGGTGTTGATATCCAATATGTGGTTTTAGGCATCCGATCAGCTCAGGCCATCAATGATGAAGAGCAGCACTTACTGGCAGCCTTTCGCGCAGCCAGCCCGCAAATACGCCAATTCATGCTGCAAGGTATCCAGCCCATGCAGACCTTCGTGGCAGGCAATGTAGGCCAACAAATCCAAGCTGGAGATCATGCCGAAATCAATTTCAAGAAAACAACAAAATAAGACTGCAAGGAACGCAAATTGGGAAATATCAAGATTGAAGGAGATGTTGACCAACTTATCCAATCGGGGTCAGTAAACATCGTTAATGGCAGCAAATCAACAGAGCAACTCACTGCTTTACAATGGCAAGCCATCAAAGAAAAAGTAGAAGACTTGGAACAGTGTGGTTTTGCCAGTGCTTAAAGAGACCTACCGCCACCTTATGAGGGCTTTCGGCGTATCACGTTGTCGGCATATACTGGCTGATAAATATCAAGATGCGTTACTTGAAATAGAAAATTACAAACAAGAAAGATTGCAGGAAAAGAAACGTAATCAGCTGATTAAAATGATTTTAGATTTGCCACCTCCACAAGACAAAGAAGCCAAGAAATATGCGGAGAAAAAGCATGGTTCCTCACTCTTAAAGGTTTTAACTGTGGAGCAGCTTGAAGAAATCTATAGCTATATCAATAATAAAAATAGGAAGAAGCAAAAACTTAAGCGGGGCTTGCTAGAGATTGGAGTGAAGCTGGCATCATTATTGATTATTTGGCTTTTCTTGTGGTTTTTTATAGCAAAGCGATTTGGATAGGGTGAGAAGGAGTTCAAGCTATGAAAAGATTTTCCAGTTTAATGATTGTTTTATTTATTTTATCTGCATGTAGTAACGAGCCGACAACCTCTAACAATTCATCAGAACAGCCGATGCCAGCATCACAGGTATCAGCCTCAGACAGCCCTACCATCAGCATCCCTTCAATGGATTTGGGTTATGCAGCTTACAGGGCAGTTGCTAATAACGCATTGAGAACGGCTGAAACAGGATTATCTATTCCTGAATCTGTTGTATTCTCAGATAGTAACGATGGTGGCAAGAGAGGCTATCATAATTTTTCAGATGGCTTGTCAGTCCAAATTTCAACAACGACTGATAATAAAATTACAGAGGTACGGGTCGTTTGGAATAGTGATGAAAATAAAGCAAAAGCAGGTAAGCTGCTAACCGCAGCAGCAGCCTTAATTGCCGCCACAGCACCAGAAGACCGAACATTGCAAAGTGACACTTCCGATCAAATAAAGATAGCCATCCAAAGCCACAATGACAGGCATGATTCGACTAGAAATTTTGCACGTGGTGGCGTGGCATACAAAGTAACAGTAACTAATTTGCCCAGCGTGGTATTAACAGCTAGGGCGCAATAAACATGATTTGCCACAAAACGTTTTTTAAACCCGTTTAAAAGACCCCCGACACCCCCATCAGCCACAATCCCTGCATCAACACCGATGCAGGGATTTTTTTATGTATATCACTATTACCGCAGGACACAGTAACACCGACCCCGGCGCCGTCAACGGCAGCGACCGCGAGGCCGACATCGCCCAAGACATGCGCAACATCGTCGCCTCCATCCTCCGCACCGACTTCGGCTTGGAGGTCAAGACCGATGGCGAGGGCAAGGGCAATCTGCCTTTGCGGGAGGCAGTCAAACTCATTAAAGGCAGCCGCTTGGCCGTCGAGTTCCACACCAATGCGGCACTCAATAAAACCGCGACAGGCATTGAAGCCTTATCCACCCCAAAAAACAAAGCCGCTTGCCAGCGCCTGTGCCGTGCCGTGGAACAGGCCACAGGTTGGAAGCTGCGCGGCGAAGACGGCTACAAACCCGACAATGCCGGCCAACATAGCCGTCTGGCCTACGCCCAAGCCGGCGGCATCATCCTCGAGCCGTTCTTTATCTCTAATGATGGCGACCTTGCTAAATGGAAACAAACCAAATGGAGCATCTGCCGAGCCATCGCTAACGCTATTGCCGAAGAGGTCAAAGCATGAAAGAGAAAAAAGCATTGGTGGCGCTGGCACTGTCTGCCGTGTTGCCGAGCCTGACCCATTCCGCACCCCGGCTGGAATATTCGATCGGTTCAGTCAGCTACCCGCTTAGCGGCCGCCGCAGCGGTGTGGCTGCCGCCAGACGCGCCGCCAAACGGCGTAGAAAGGCTGGAAGATGAATAGCCTTAAAAACTGGCTGGCCGGCGCGTTTACCAACCCGTCCAGCGGCCAAGCCAGCCACACCAAGGTATGGGCCAACGTGGCCTACGCCGTGATGACTTACAAATTTGTCATGACACCCGAACCGGTGGAGTGGATGTGGTGGAGCTACGGCTGCATTGTGGGCGGCTACGCCCTCATCAAGCGCGGCCTATCCATCATCCCGCAGCTGGAACAGATCAAACAACAGGGAGATCAAAATGTGGATGCTACCGACGAATAAATCTTTGCTGTACGCACTCGGCATCGGCCTGACATTGGCCAGCGTATACGGAGCGGGCTACACCCACGCCCGCCGTATCTATCGCGGCGAAATCGCACAGCTGCAGCAGCGTCATACCGAGCAGGCGCTGGCCGCCGAACAAGCCTACAGCGCCAAGCTGGCCGAAGTCAGCGCGGAAAAACAGAAGTGGCACGACTTCGCGCAGCAGCAATCGGCCAAGCTGGCTGAAACCACCCGTCAATTGGACACCCAAACCACACGCATCAAACAGGAGATAGCAAATGCAGTCAAAAACGATCAAAGCAGCGGCCGTTGTTACAGCGGCCTTGGCGCTGGCAGCCTGCAGCTCTACAAACAAGCCCTTGGCTACACCGATTAAGGTGGTGGAGCGCCCGGTGCTGCCGCCCGCCGCTGCCGAACTGTTGGCCGAGCATCCGCGCCCGGCGCCGCCGGTTTCAGGCAGCCCCACCGATTTGCTCAATCACGCCGCCGACTACGGCGCATGGTGCGGAAAAAGAGACACCCAAGTACGCGGGTGGCAGGAATGGTATCGGAGCAAGCAGTAATGGATATTTCAGACAGAGCCACCCAGCAGGAGGAACTGGTGCGTGAGGAGGCACTACGCCAAATCAGGCTACCTGAAAACCCGGCCGCTACCTCGCTCTTGTACTGCGTGGATTGCGGTGCCCGCATCCCCAAACGTCGCCGCCTGGCCGTCCCCGGCTGTACCCGATGCGTGGGCTGCCAGGCATACCAAGAAATCGGATACCCATAATGATGGAAAACAAAACCTTTATCAGCATTGAGTTCTGGCAGCTGGTCGGCTTCCTGCTCTCTTTCCTCGGCGTGTGCTGGGGCTTCGGCAAGATGTTGTTGGCGCAGTTTCAAAACCAGCAGGCCGAGCGGCAGCGGCAGTTTGAGACCATGCAGCAAAAGCTGGAAAGCATGGACAACCAGTTCGCCGAGCAAAAGGCCATCCTGCCGGAAAAGTATGTCCTGCGCGAAGACTACATCCGCAACCAAGCCGTGCTGGAAGCCAAGATGGACAGCATCCAGCACACACTAACCGATCTGTACAAAATAGAAAGCCAAAAGAAATGAACGATAAAGCCCGCAGGGAAGGGATGCGCTGGCATCTGATCAACACCCTGAACAAAGCCCGGCCGTACACCTCCAGCGAAGTGTTTCTGTTGGACGTGATGCGCGGCATTTATCCCGATGCCACCGCATTGGAGCTGCGCCAGCAGCTCGAATACCTGAGCGACCGCCGCCTGATCGATCTGACCAAGCAGCCTGCCGGCATGTGGTTTGCCGACCTGACCCGGCTCGGTGTGGACTTGGCCGAGTACACCATCGACTGCCAGCCCGGCATCGCCCGACCGGACAAATACTGGGAGGGTTGATCATGGCACGCCGCAGCACCATTGCCCTGTTGCCGGACGATGTCCGCCACGAGTTCGAACGCCGGCTGGCGGCCAATGCGTTCGGCAACTATACCGAGCTGACCGAATGGCTGAACGAACAGGGTTACGAAATCAGCCGTGCGGCCGTACACCGCTACGGCCAAAAGGTCGAGCGCCGATTTGCCAGCATCAAGGCCAGCACCGAAGCCGCCCGTCTGATTGCCGAGGGCGCATCCGACGAAGGCGACACCCGTTCCGAAGCCCTGATGGCGATGTTGCAAACTGAGCTGTTCGATGCATTGGTCGCTATTGGCGAGATACCGGATACCGAACTGAATGTGGTTGACCGCTTCGGCATGATGTCGGAGGCAGCCAAAAAGATTTCGGCACTCACTTCGGCCAGCACCCGCCTGAAGCAATGGCAGAGCAACCTGAAAGAGAAGATGGATGCCAAGTTTGCTGCGCTCGAAGCCGAATCGACCAAGCAGGACAGCGGCCTTGACCCGGAAACACTCAAACGCATCAGGCAGGAAGTATACGGGGTGTTTTCATGACACAGCCGGCCTTAACCCTCTATCCCTACCAGCAACGCTGGCTGGCCGACCACAGCCGCTTCAAAGTCGGTATGTTTGCCCGCCAGACGGGCAAAACCTTTACCACCACGCTGGAAATCGTGTTGGACTGCTTAGATGCGGAATCACAAGGCAAACGCACGCGCTGGGTCATCCTGTCACGCGGTGAGCGGCAGGCGAAAGAAGCAATGAACGAAGGCGTGAAACGCCATCTGGAAGCGGCCGGCGTGGCCTGCGAAGTGATGCAGGTACCATTCGACTCCACCACCAATGCCCTAGAAGTGGTGCTGCCCGGCGGCAGCAAGATTACCGCACTGCCCGCCAACCCCGACACCGCCCGCGGCTTTTCGGCCAATGTGTTTCTCGACGAGTTCGCCTTCCACAAAGACAGCCGCGAAATCTGGAAAGCCCTGTTCCCCGTTATCTCCGCCGGCTGGAAGTTGCGCGTGGTGTCCACGCCCAACGGCAAGGGTAACAAATTCTACGAACTGGTTACCGACGAGAAGAACAAAGAGTGGAGCCGCCACATCGTCGATATCCATCAGGCGGTGGCCGACGGCCTACCGCGCGATATCGAACAATTGAAAGCCGGCCTGAACGATGACGATGCCTGGGCGCAGGAGTTTGAGCTGCAATGGCTGGACGAGGCCAGTGCCTGGCTGTCTTATGAATTGATTCACGGGGTGGAAGACGAGCAGGCCGGGTTACCTGAAAACTACACCGGCAATCCTTGTTATGTCGGCGTCGATATCGGCATCCGCAACGACCTATTTGTGATTTGGGTGTTAGAGCAGGTGGGCGACGTGATGTGGACGCGCGAACTGATTACCCGCCGCCGTGCCAGCTTCGCCGAGCAGGACGTCCTGCTGGACGAGGTATTCGAACGCTACCGCGTACTGCGCTGCTGCATGGATAAAACCGGCATGGGCGAAAAGCCGGTGGAAGACGCGCAACGCCGCCATGGAGAGAGCCGGGTAGAAGGCGTGCTGTTCAATACCGCCTCCAAACTGGCGCTGGCCACCATCGGCAAAGAGGCGTTCGAAGATAAGAAAATCCGTATCCCTATCGACCAACACCTGCGCAGCGACCTGCACAAGCTGCAAAAAACCACCTCCGCCACCGGCGCACCGCGTTTTGTGGCCGAATCCGATGCCAACGGCCACGCCGACCGAACTTGGGCGTGCTTTCTTGCCCTCAATGCCGCCGATGGTGAGACCGGCCCGGTACGTGTGGCCAGCCGTAAAATCCGCCGCCGCAGCCCCTTAACCCGAGGATACTGATATGGCCAAACCCCACTTCAAACTCAAAACCGCCAACGGCGCGGTTACCCTCAAACCCGCCGACCTGACCGCCCACCTCGCCGTTGCCCAACGCTTTTGGGGCATCGGCGGTTTCGGCGGCTATCTGCCCAATCCCGACCCCGTGTTGAAAAAACTCGGGCGTGACATCTCTGTTTACCGCGAGCTGCTGTCCGACCCGATTGTCGCCGGCCATGTGCGCCGCCGGAAGTCGGCGGTGGCCGGCATGGAATGGCGCATCGAAGCCAACGGTGCGCCTGACACGGTCTGCGACACCATTGCCGAGCTGTTCTCCGGTTTTGACCTGTACCGCCTGATCAACCAAATCCTAGATGCCACCCTGTACGGCTATCAGCCCTTGGAAATCGTCTGGCAGCGGGGCAGCCTGTGGCTGCCGTCCGAGATTGTGGCCAAGCCGCAAGAGTGGTTTCAGTTCGACCAAGACGGGCAGCTGCGCTTCCGCCTTTCAGGTAGCCTGAACGACGAACCGGTACCGGCCTTCAAATTCCTGTGCCCGACCCACAATGCCAGCTACATCAACCCCTACGGTATCGGCGATTTATCCTGCATCTACTGGCCGACCATCTTCAAACGCGGCGGCCTGAAATTCTGGGCGGAGTTCTCGGAGAAGTTCGGCGCACCGTGGATCATCGGCCGCGAGCCGCGCAGCAATACCGACCAAGACACCGACCGCCTGCTGGATGCGCTGGAACAGTTAATCGGCAACTCGGTGGCCACTATTCCCGATGACAGCAGTGTCGAAATCAAAGAGGCGGCGGGCAAACAGGGCAGTGCCGATGTGTATGACCGCTTTATCCGCTACTGCCGCTCCGAAATTGCCATTGCGCTGCTCGGCCAAGACCAGACCACCGAGAAAGACAGCACCCACGCCAGCGCTACCGCCGGATTGGAGGTAACCAAGGATATTCGGGACAACGACTGCCGCATCGTCGAAGGCTGCCTGAACCAGCTCATCGACTGGATCTGCGGTTTCAACTTCGCTGCCGACACCCCGCGCCCGCAGTTCGTGCTATATACCGAAGAAGCAGGCGACAAGACCTTGGCCGAACGCGACCAAATCCTGACCGGCTGCGGTGTCCGATTATCCGAAAGCTACTGGAAACGCGCCTACAACCTGAGCGACGACGATATTGTTCAGGTAGCCTCTCCGCCAAATGCGACGCCGGCGTCACCTTTGGCCGACTTCGCCGAACACCGGCCGGCTGCCGATGCCGGCTTGGTCATCGATACCCTCGTCCCGCTTTCAGGTAGCCTCAACGCACAGGGGCAGGCATTAACCGATGCGCTAATCGGCAGCCTGAAACAGGGGGCGGCTACGCCCGAAGCGGTACTGGACAGGCTGACCGCCGCTTATCCGAATATGGATGATGCCGCGCTTCAAGAGGAATTGGCACGCTTAATCTTCCTGGCCGAACTGGTCGGCAGGGTGGAAGCTGCTGAGGAGCTGGCCGAATGAACCCCGAAGACATCAAAGCCGTCTTCGGCATGCAGCCCGAAGCCGCCGTAGCCTATCTGCAGCAAAAAGGCATCAACGTATCGTGGGACTGGCAGGACATGCTGGACGATGCGCATGCCACCGCCTTCACCGTGGCCAAAACCGCCGGCATGGATGTGGTCGGCGATATCTATGCCGCCGTGGTCAAAGCCGCCGAAAGCGGGCAGACCTTGGAACAGTTCAGCGAGCAGCTGACACCGGTATTGCAGGCCAAAGGCTGGTGGGGCAGGCAGGACGTGCCGCACCCGGACACCGGCGAAATCCAAACCGTGCGCCTAGGCAGCCCGCACCGCCTGAAAACCATCTACCTGACCAATATGCAGTCGGCCTATATGGCCGGGCGTTATGCCGAGATGATGGATGCGATAGATACCCACCCTTACTGGGAATACGTGGCAGTCAACGACGAGCGCACCCGCGAGACCCACCGCCTGCTGCACGGCAGCGTTTATGCCGCCGACGACCCGGTGTGGGACAGCCTGTATCCGCCCTTGGACTACCGCTGCCGCTGCCGGGTTCGACCCTTATCACGCAGCCGTGGGGCAGACCGGGTAAAACCCAGCCCGCAGCTGGAAACCCAAACCGTGGACATTGGTGTCAACCAATATACCGGCGAAGAACGCCATGCCCGGCGCACCGGCATCCGCATTAACGGCAAATTCGTCGCCCCCAATGCCGGCTTCAATGCCAACCAAGGCAAAGCCATGCTCTCGCGCATGGCTTCGGTGGCGGTGGATAAGGCGCAGGCCGCCCATCCTGATATTGCCCGTGTGGCGCTGCGGCAGATGATGGGCAACGAGCGTTTCAAATCCTCGCTCAATGCCGCCCAATTGGCTTGGGTGCTGCAATTATTGAGGGGGTGATGGCTATGGTGTATCTAGACTGGAATCCCGATGACGAGCATAGCGGCGATGTACAAGTCGACCGTGCATACGATTTGAGTTCCATTTTATTGAGCTATAACGGCCTGACCGTCCGTTTGGACGGACATCAGGCATTCGTCATCATGCAGGGGCTGGCCGAGGTGTTGAACTACGAACTGCTGGAACGCGCACCCGGGGAGGAAGACGATGCTTGAAATCAGCCTGGACGACAGCGACCTGCAACGCGGCCTTGGGCAGTTATTGCACAACGCCCGCCACCCGCGCCCGATGATGCGGGTCATTGCCGCCGAACTGCTCAGCATCACCGAAGACAACTTCGAATCCGAAAGCTGGGGCGGGAAAAAATGGCCGGCCAATGCGCGCGGCGGCAAAATCCTGCAACAGAGCGGGCAGCTGGCCGCCAGCATCCACACTGCCTCCGGCAGCAACTTCGCCCGCATCGGCACCAACAAACCCTACGCCGCCATCCACCAGTTCGGCGGCACAGTCAAAGCCAAAAACAAACCCTATCTGGTATTCAAAGTCGGTGACGGCTTCCGCAGGGTCAAACAAGTCAAAATCCCAGCACGCCCCTACCTGCCGATGAGCAAAGGCGGTACACTTCAGGCTGGCGCCGAATCTCGTCTGCTGGATGTCGCCCTCGATGCTTTAGCACGGGGTGTCCGAAAATAA